CCTCCAATATCCATATTAGGACCAATTCCAATCAATCCAATCGTGCCGTCTATTTTTAGATTTTGGCCATTGAGATTTTGGACTCCACTGATCGTTCCCACCGTCAAAATACTGTTGGACATCGTGACTCCGCCAATAGAGTTGGATGACGCAGCAGGGGATGTGAAGTTGAATACTTGTGCCGAACCGTTGACGTTCAGGGTGTACCCGCCTGCCGACGTAACACCCGCAGTTGTCGTTGTAGCATTGATTGTTACCTGGTTCCTGGAGAGATCACCGTAGATCAGAGGAGATCCAGCCGTCTGAGAATAGACTACGAACGAATTGGAAAGATTGGATGATCCGCCAGGGTTGCTGCCGAGGAAGATACAGTTTGCTCCAACACCCGTTGTGTTCGCTCCTATCGCACCGGCACTGATACCCAGTGCTATGATATTTGATTGAGCATTTGCCCTGAGTGCGTTCGGACCAATCCCAATCTGGAACGGCGATGAACTGAAGATCGCGGAGACATTGTTGAACGATACAATTCCTGTGATCCCGTTTCCGGCCGCACTGATCGTTGAGACAGCGGGACTTTTAGCCCAGTCACCAAGACCAAGGTATGCTATGGTATCCCATTGAAAATTATTTCCAGCTTGGTTCCATGTAAGAATGGTCTTGTTGGTAACTGGAGCAGCCCAGGAAATACCGTTCAGCTGAGCAAAACACAGATTTGTGAACGCGGTCTGACCGCATACCGTGAGTGTTCCGTTGATTGTTGTTCCTGCTAACGTTGTAGACCCTCCAACACTGAGATTACGCTGAACTGTAAGTCCCGATACAGTTAGGAGTCCGGAGATGTTGAGGCTATTGCTCACAAAGATATTTGAACCGGAGATGGTGGTAGCAGTGAGAGATCCGAGCGTTGTAAGACCGGTGACGCCCAGAGTTGTTCCGACGGTTGTAGCCTGTAAAGTCGTTGTTCCGTCAGCCCTCAGTGTTCCAGTAGCGTAGAATGATGATCCCGAAATTGTGGATGCCTGTAGATTTCCTAAGGTTGTAAGCCCTGTAACTCCAAGAGTTGTTCCAACCGTTGTAGCCTGTAACGAGGTTGTTCCGTCAACAGTTAACCCTCCCGACGAATAAAGCGATGAACCTGAGATGGTTGTAGCCCGTATACCTGTGAGATTTGTAGACCCTGATACATTGAGTGTACCTCCAGTGTACACGAAGACGTTGGACGCAGAGAGTGATGTGAACGACACGTTAGACGAGAAATTGGTTTGGCCACATACATTCAAGGTGTTCACAACCTGCACATTCGAGAGTGTCGCAACACCAGCACACACATTCAAGGCTGAACCACGTATCGTTGCCGATCCAGATACGTCCAGAGCTACTGTTGGAAGTCTTCCAATTCCAAGCCACATGGAGGATAGATCGCCCTGTAAGAATGGCTGACCACTGGTCGTGGAATAGACCGTGAAAAAGTTGCTCTGTAAAGGAGCTGTCCCACCAGGATTGCTTCCTAGGTAAATAAGGTTTGTTCCGCCAGCACCAATACCTGCATTACGACCTACGGCAAATATCTCATCACCAGTTGCGCCGGAGAGTGTTCCGTATCCAAACCCAATTAAATCGTTCGCCGTTGGAGTACCAAATGAAATGGGAACACTGTTGATAGACGCTAGGTTTATGAGTCCGAAGGAACTCAGGTCGACATTTTGAACCGCCTTATTCTGAGCCCAACCTGCGAGAGACACTGCAGCTGGATCTGCCCACCCAGCAGTACCAGTTGATGTTATTTTAAGAAGTTGATTGACGGTTCCAGCCGCCGATGGCCATGTTACGCCGTTAAGACTGCTTCGGATAGTTGTTACTCCAAGTGATGTACCATCCAGTGTCGTTAACGATCCAGCTTGGTTAGAGAAGGTTCCACCCATAGTGAATGTTCCGTTATTTGCGATAGTAATACCTAGACCTCCAGGTGCACTTACAAAAATATTTGAAGCCGAGAGTGTTCCCTGTACAACTGCCGCCGATGTCGTTACAGAGGTGGAAGAAAGACTTCTAATCGTAGCATTTGTTGCACTTATTGTCGTGATAATCGCTAGCGAGAGTGTGGTTGTTCCCGCCAAAACGCCTAGATTTCCAGAAAAGATACCGCTTCCCACTACATCTAGTGCCGCAGAGGGAGTCTTACCGATTCCGAAAAATCCGGCGGACATATCTCCTTGGAGGAACGGCCTGGATGATACTGTTGAGTAGACGAGGAACGTATTTGCAGCACTGATACTATACCCTCCAGAAGGATTGTGTCCAAGGACTAGGGCATTTGAAAACTGGGAATTTGACCCTGCATTACTACCGATAAAGATTGATCCAGAACCAGTATTGTTGAACCCAGCATTCACACCGATCGCAATAACGTTTGATCCGGCCTGTTGATACAGTGCGTTGGAACCAATACCAATCACATTTGCTCCCGAGTTCGTGGTACATGCTCCATCACCAATCGCAATGGCTCCCTGACCGCTATTTGACGCACCGGTAGAGCGTCCAATAGCTATTAAGCCTTCTGCTCTGTTGGATGCACCTGCACCTGATCCAAACGCGTTGACGTATCCGCCCGAATTGTTCTGAGCGGCATTTGAACCGTAAGCGTTCACATGAGATCCCGAATTTGCCGATGCAGCTCCAAACCCATGTGCATTTACATTTGTGCCGGTAACTCCAGAGCTTACCCCAAAGCAGATATAGTTAGATGAATTGTTCAAAAGAACTGGAACACCATTAAACGTTACAAGGCCTGAAATAGTCGGTAAAACTGTTGATCCGGTGATAGTTAATAGTCCCGAAACATTTACACTGCTCGCAGAGAGGGTTGTGATACGGGCGTTCGTAGCAGAAAATGATCCAGCACTGATAGTCTGAACACTTACATTGAAGAGCGTGGAGAGACCGGAGACGTTAAGGGTTGTTGCAGACAATGTTGTGATTGTCGCATTTGTTGCCGAGAGTGTCTGGGTAGCTAGTGTGTTTGTGACGGATACACCAGATAGCGTTGCGAGTCCGCATACATTCAGTGTTGTTACCGTAAGTGTTCCCGAAACAGTTGCATTCGTGGAGGATAGAGTTGTGATTACTGAGTTGAGAGCAGATAAAGATCCTGCACTGATTGTCTGAACACTCATACTGAACAGGGTAGAGAGACCAGACACGTTCAACGTTGTCGTAGATAGTGTTATAATCACTGCATTACCTGCAGATAGGGTTTGAGTCGTCAGCGTATTGGTAACAGTTGCTCCAGACATTGTTGCGAGTCCACATACATTCATCGTAGTGGTCGTGAGGGCTGCAGACACACCAAGACTTGTTGCTGAAAGAGTACCTACCACCCCAAATGCGGAAGAGAGTGTTTGTGCAGCCAGCATGTTCATCACGGATGCCCCGGACAAAGTTGTGAGTCCACACACATTCAGTGTAGCCGTTGTGAGAACTGATGATACATTGAGAGCTGTTGCCGAGAGAGTACCTACAACTCCGAAGGCAGAAGAGATCGTCTGAGTACTTAGAGTTCCTGATACAGTAGTACCGCCATTCAGGGTAGCTGCACCAGATACATTGAGACCACCAACTCCAATAAACGCTGCACTGGCTGAAACACTACCTGAGAAAATGCTGCTTCCCACTACGTCCAAAGCAGCAGAGGGAGTCTTACCAATACCGAGCCGCATGCCCGACAAATCACCATATAGGAAAGGACTGAATGCCGTGGATGATGAATATACAATGAACGTATTATCTGCTGTAGGATTGTAAATTCCAGCTACCTGATTACCTAAAAAGATCTTATTGGAACCAGTATTGTTCGTTCCAGCGTTTGACCCGATCGCAATCACATTTGACCCCGAATTGTTTGATCCAGCGGACGTTCCGAGAGATACCACTTCTGACCCTGAATTTGTATTTCCAGCATTAGAACCAATCAGGACAGCCGATGATCCGCCACTGTTATTGAATCCTGCTGCTCGACCGATCGCTACTACGCTAGAGCCAGTATTCGCTATTGCAGAGCTTGCTCCGAACGCGACTACAAAGGATCCCGAATTATTGACTGCTGCACCAGTTCCGAGGGCTACAATATTGGTTCCACATAGATTTTGAATCGATACCCCCGCAAGAATATTTGCATTGGTGGAGTCAAACGTTACTGGGATAGAATTGATGGACCTCAAGTTTGTGAGTCCCGAAAGATTCGCAGTTGTTCCGTAGAGGATACCATTCAAGCTGATGTTGTTCTGAACGGTGAGTGCTGATAGTGTAGCAAGTCCGCTGATATTAAGTGCTCCGCCAGCACCAATTGTAGTCGTTGAGTAAATAGAATTCGCGGAGAGAGTGTTCAGGATAACTGCGGAGGAAAGCGTGGATACTCCCGAGACAGACAGAGCATTCTGGACCGAGAGTCCGGAGAGGGTTGCGAGGCCGCTGATGTTGAGTGCACCCCCCGCTCCAATTGTCGTCGTTGAGTAGAGCAAATTGGCGGAGAGAGAGTTCAGGATAACTGCCGAAGACAGTGTAGATACACCTGAGACAGACAGAGCATTCTGAACCCAGAGCGATGAGACAGTCAAGAGAGCGGATATTGTGGTTGCCGAGGTGATGTTTGCTGTTCCGTTGACCGTCAATCCAGATGCCGTTACGTTTCCTGCCGACAGAGTTACTCCGCCAATCACAGAGTTCGCGGCCGAGATTGTGGAGTTGATCATAGAGACTCCCGCAATCGAGCTGCTAATAGTTGTAGGGGTCGAAATTGATCCACTCACAGTCATCGCCATGTTCGGAGAGGAAAAGTTTGAGCCCGTGAGCGTCCATCCTCCAATAGTATTGGTCGTTAGTGATAAGGTAGTAATACTTCCGCTCTGCAGCGTAACATTTCCTATACTGTTGGATGATGACGCCACGTTTGAAATCCTTCCACCAATCGTCACGTTTGAGCCCACACTCAGAGTCTTAGTAAGATTGAGTGTGTACGCATTCACTATCTGCGCACACCAATCGTAGGTCAGACCCGCATCTCCTACCGACTCTCCCACACCATCTCCAGTTACATCCCAATTGAATGTGATCTGACCTTGTGATCCTCCGACCGCCTGGGCAGGGCCGGTAGGACCCACCGGGCCCGATGGACCTGGGTTGTCAGGAGCCCAATACATAATTCCAAGTGGTCCAATATGTAGAGTTTCTCCGGATACACCTGCGGATGCAGGGAATTGCTGACCGTTTATCTGATTCAAGTTCACAATAGAGTTGCCAGCCATATCTAGGTTGGCGACTGCAGGGTACAGTCCAACTCCGATGGAGTTTAGATTTGCGACATTCTTCACGAAGAAGCTCATACCCCTTTCCCTTTACTTAGAAAAATAGAGAAGATATTGGTACTCATAACCTACCGGCGTCATGTCTACCATTTCATGCCGTGTGAACCCCGATGAGCGGACAATATCTAGCATCGCATCCACTTTTGGCATATATAGACGGTGAATGTTCTCTCGGTACCGCTGCGGATCTTCAAATTCAAACACCTCTTCAAAGCGAGCATCGTCTGAATCGGGATCCTTTACAAAGCGACTCTGGTACTTGAATTTATCAAAAAAGATATCAGAATCAATCACCCGTTCCTTACTGTACTTCTGCACGGAGAATGATGCGAAGGGAGAGGCAGCATCCAAGATAGGATCAAACTTGTTGGGGTCTACGATGTGAAGGATGAGTACTCCTCCGGGTTTCAGCCACGAATATATATTGTCTAGAACCATCTTAGGATTCTTGAACTGATAAATCGAGAAGTAGAGCATCATTGCGTGAGAGTACGATTTCGGAGGGAACGTTTCAGCACGAGTCACATCCCCCTTGTAAAACCGTCCGCTCTTACACTTGTCCCGTGCCTTCTTCAACATCTCTTCCGACAGATCAATACCTACAATATCAATCCCATCCTTGCACATCCAATCAACATGGGGGCCGGTTCCGCAGCATACATCCAGAACCTTGGTTTCCGCCTTGGGCCAGTCAGCTAAGGCATTCTCACGAAGACTTGCTTTTTCAAACGAAACTCGCTCGGGAGTAGTAAAGAGTTTGTCGTACACGTTAGCGTAAAACGTATCATAAATCTGATCGTAGTCCTCGCGCGTATCTGTGTCGGCATCCCCCTCCTCGCCGTTCTCAAATCCTTCGCGACCTCCCAACTCGCGACGAGCAGCGTGAACACCTGAAAGAAGGAATAAAGCAAGGAGTATGAGTGGTATGAGCCAGTATGCTAAAGATGCGTCCATCTCTCTCTTGTCTTTATGTAAGAAATGTGGGAGTCGCTTCCAATCCAGACGTCCCCTGGCCCCCTCTACACAATGATTGATCGTGAGTTTGCATATCCACTATCCGAATCAGTACGCATTTCCCGCTGGAAAGATGTACCGGAAAACATTCAGGTCTGGGCGACCTCTATCTGGAACGATGTATTCCACGCTCAACGAAACTTCATGGGCGACAACGATCTTCTCATATGGATTCCACGGGTATCCACCCTCGTCGCCAAGCACGGTAAGTGGATAGGAGACGACAAGTCCTTTTACTCTGTGTTTGTGACGTGCAATTACGTTGATGCCGACTTCCGAGGACAGGGAATATCAAGTCAAATGATCCTAAGTATGGCGAACGAGGCGACCAAGATCTGGGGACCGACCCCATTCCTCTTTGAAGTCCACAATATCCCTCGCGGTCTTGTATCCGTCCAACCCTTTTTACGGTTTACGTATGTTTGGATTCCCTTTGTACAGATTCAGAATCCTCCGCGATGGACGCAATGTGATCTCTCTGCGATTACAGAAAAGGGATATCCTGGATTCTATGCGGACCACATGGAAGGATATCGGGCCTTTTCCTACGACGATCAGATGATCCTTTTGGATCCACTGAACGATATAGTGTACTATACTGATGCTCTTGTTCTTCCGACCTTTGATGCTCTCCCTCTGCCTGGAACTTGGTGTCGGTTCTTTTGTCCATGGGGAAATACTCGTGTCTTTCTTCACAATATGTATTTTTCTCCTCCTCCGTCTATGAAGCATTATTTACTTACCTAGACATGGGTCCAAGTGCAGGAGATGCTGGAGGAAGTATAGTTGGAAATGTTGGTTTCGGGGTAAATAACGAGGCAAGCCATACCCGGAACGATGTGAAGGCTACCCCCGACTTACTGAGCCCCAGCACAAGAACAAACAGAACTAGGATCGCTAGAAACACATCCAGTGCCGTCAGAAATGACGAAGGAAGTCCTGCAAAATATGCGACCAATGGACTTGCAGGTGCAATGGCCGCAACCGTTTCCGATGAGGGACTTGTAAGATCAATGAATCGATTGTAGGCGGATACTTTTTGTTGTTTGTCCATCAAGAGATCACGGAGGAAATCCATGTTTCCTGCAACCCCCTCTTTCAGGGATGACTGTTTGTCCCGTATTGTCGCAATAGACTCAGTGTACCCTTTCTGGACTTCCGACTGAGCATCAAGGTCCGCGTACTGCGACCTGTATTTGTCTAGCACAGGGTCCATTTTCTGAGCATTAATTCGTTTGGTTTCTTGAGCCATCCATTCTGGTCCATTCTTTAAGCCATAGTATCGGAAACGAGCTGCTTGGAAAAAGTCTGGATCTTCATCGCGTGTCTGCGATGCACGCTGAAACGTCTGGAAGGCGGACTGCATTTCTTCAGGACTGGCGGTCGCACTTCCAAGGGCTCGGAATTTAGCACTGTCAGCATCGGATATGGCCGTGTTCATCACCTGTTGTTATTCTTTCAGAGAGGAAATAGAAACCTTCACACCTGCACCAAGGTAACTGTATGCGACAGATACACCGATCGCCAGAACAGCCAAAGAAATACCCATCACGATAGTAGGAGACAGGAAAAAGCTGAGGACAACGTGGAGAACAATCGTACATACGAGAGTAATCGCCACAGTTTTCAGAGCATTTAATCGACCAGTAGCCATGGGAACAGCTTTATCATTCACAATCTTGCTCCGCATATTGCCCTGCTTGATACGTGTCTCCTTGAACTTATCATCAAGATCCGTAATCTCCTGAATCGCCGCCATCGCTTCCTCCCGAGTCTGTGCAGCAGCCAGAGCAGCTGACTGAGCAGTTGTCGCCGTTCCTAGGGCATTCACATCGCTATCCAGCCCAGACGCGTACTTCTTGGTCTCTTCAATCTGAGGAGATACATTCACACTACCCTCATCAAGACGCTGATACAGATTTCCAACAGAGCCGGAGGACGCAGCAGCAATGTATGTTTGGTAACTCCGAGGATTCACCGAGATTGTGTGATTTCCCGAAACAGTCTTTCCCTGAGTATTTGCGAGTGCACACGAATCCTCATCAGTATACGGAGCACCGCAACGATAAATTCCACCCGATCCTGAATCCTGAGCATACATGAACTGATTGTCTGCTTCCACAGCAATTGGGATCTTGCCTGCAAGTCCTGGCTTCTCAGTCCACCCACCCTGACCATTACCTGTGCCTGCATAGACCTTTATCTTACCTGAATTGTTTACCGGAACATAGGTGGAACCGCTCGATGCAGCGGACACTCCCATAGACTGACCTCCGCCCTGGGGGTCTGAAATAGGCACCCACGAAGATGTTGTGCATGGCTTTGAGCATCCCTGATTCCCTACAAAGATAAACTGATCGGTAATATTGATTTGAGGGTTTACTGGAGGAGATCCAGGAATCGCTTGGGGCACAGACCAACTTCCCGTTCCGTCAACGGGCTGCATTGCGAATGATAAGCCGGAAGATCGGGCAGCTGCAGCTGGAGTAGCTGCGGATGTGGCTGTAAGAGTTAGAGATAGTGTTTTTGACTTAGCGAATTTTGTTCCAAGTGAAGCAGACTCCCCTCCCGATCCATAGTACTCATACATCCACGGAGGACCCTGCCATGATGGATTGGTTCGTGTAGACGTAACGGGAAACGTTGCAGTCACACCCTGATCATCTTTAATCGTTGCGGTATAGGTAGTTCCCTTCAATATAGAGGAAGCAACAGCACCTGCATTCGGACCTAGGAAAGAGGTGGATACAAGGACTGACCCATTCCCAATGGTGATGTGTCCTGGAGGCATTCCAACATCACCAATATTAATCTGTCCTGTCTGAATTCCTGGAGATGCACTTACCGTCTCTTGGGGAGGTACAGCAGCATTGAAAAGAACATAGACATTCTGTGCATCCACAGCAATATCTAGCGGCATTCCCGTAATTCCCGAAGGACGGGACATCTGTTTCCAGTTTGTTCCATCACATGGTTCCTTGCACGTATAGAAGTCCCCGACCGCATTGAATCCCCAGACGAATCCGGCAGATGACGCCACAATCTTATTTAGTTGTCCAGGAAGAGCACTCCATCCTACCGCCTGAGACAGTTGACCTTGGACGTATCCTAGAAGACCTTGAGATTTAGATTGAAAGTCTTGGGCATAAGCCGCCATCTATCTCCTCTTATATACGTTCTAGATAATTTGATGTCTACAAAGAGTAATGAGCACGAGCACTCCTCCGCAGGCCGCAGCAGGATCGGCTGCCCTAATGACGACAACGACTATGACCCCTGCGAGCACACTTCCCCAACAGGGAGGAGCTCAGTACGATTCAACCTCGTACAATGAAGTTCAGAATGCTCTTCTGGAATATGGAGCTCTTCGGGACCAGTATGTCCAGATGATCAACACTGCACTTCGTGAACAGGATCAGACTAAACGATCGGCTATGATGCCCCAAATCACGGCTGCGAACCAGCAGCTCGTAGCTTTGGTGAACAGAATTCAGGAGGTCTACAACAAAGGACAGTCTGTTCTCTCTGCCCAACCTACAAATGATCTTCAAGATGCTCTGGATAAGTACAAACAGCAGCTTGAAGAATTACGTACCGATGAAGATGAGCTTGTGAGGCTCAATCGTCTTTACGGTGATAAACAGGCACAGACAACCGTTCCCCAGGCCACATACTATGGCTGGATCCTCCTAGTTCTCATCCTTCTTATTGTGGTCTTTGTTCTCTTCGTCATGAGTTCATTCCGCCAAGTTGACTCAATCCTGCCTGAACTCCCCACTATGCCCTCGTTGGGCCTAGGACCGGCGACGACATCGCCGATGGTGCCGTTAATGCAGTAGACGCCGCTGTTGCAGCCGCAGAGGCTACATTTCCCACTGCTGTTACCGCACTCGTTGCTACCACCTTAATTTGGGGAGACCAGTAGCCAATAAAAAAAAGAACAGGTAGAAGAATCAGAATAAGACCAAATCGTAGAACAAACGCGTATCCATTAGCTACATTGAGAGCCGGTCCTCCCGATTCTGGAGCCACAGTTTGATTATATCGTCCCTTGGCCGCCTGGTATGTATCTTCAATCTGCTGAGCATTCTTGAAGAGGCCCGTTGCCGAATCATAGATATCTGAGAGTTCCGAATTTCCTTCCTGATATGATTCCGTAAACTGTTTCATATCACGTTTCTGGTCCTCTACCTCTTTCTGTCGATCTAGAATCGCCTTATCAATCGCCTCCTGCGCATTCATATACGCAGTCTTGTACGCAGTGTTCCCCGTAGACAAAAACTGAGTATAGTTCGACTTGTATTCATTGAGAAGGTTCTCAAAGCCCGACATTATTATTATACACTCGCTACACAAAATCGGTAATAGGGAGTCGCACCCGCCGCCTCGGATTTCCTGATGATCTCTACAAGATCACCAGGCTTGGCTCCGATCCAACGAGCCACAGGATCCTGTGTCCCAATGAACGGCATGGGCATGTACTCCTTGTGCTTCATCGCGATCTGCGGAAGCATTGGCTTGTCCGCCTCCAGAGCAATGTGGTCGGCAATCATAGATTTGGCGATCGTGTCCATATTGATCCCGAACTTCTCAAGGAACGCTTTGACCTCATCCTCCTTCAGAATACGGTGAGCGGGAACCATACGGTGCTTGGTAATGTCGCAGGTCAACTGACCTACATGGAAGATCTGGAGAACATCAGAGTATGCTGAGACCGTCTGTAAAACTTTTTCGGATGCAGGGATGGGAACCACAAGAATCCCCAGAGTTCCGCCATACTGTTTGGTTAGATCTACGACCGTAGCCACATCCTTCTCGTGGATGCGAGTACGGTTACTAGTGAAGATGATGACCGAATCAATCTTGGTCACGATAGCAGGGAACTCTGACTCCAGAACTTCTTGCGTCTCCGTCTTGATCCCACGCTGGGACAGCATCAAACGTAGAATTTCATCAGTGGTCGGCATCTCTACTCTGTATGTTATTCTTCCACCCTGTAATTGTTTTATCCATTTTACATAATACGGTCGCAATGAAAAACACCACTCTTCTTGCCCTGGCGATTGCGGGACTTATTGTGGCGGGCGTTCTTCTGTCTGGGTCCCGCGAGACGTTCGGGGTCCCTGAATTTCTAGATCGGACTGCTCAGATTCGCCAAGAAACAGGCGAATTGTCGTCGTACGCTCAGCGGACGACCCACCTGCGGGCACCGGATTCGCACCAGCCGCCGCGGGGTCAGGAAACGGGGCATCGGGTGGGGCAGTGGTGGGGATATAACTCTCTATTTTAGAGGGATCCTTTCTGCAATCCTGCACCATCGCCCAGAAGGAATTGAGTTCCTCAATATGATCAGACATCCAGTTCGGATCTCGCAGAACATTTTCGATTCGAATGTTGTTCAAGGTCCAGTAAACGATCCGCAGTTCATCGCCCTCCAGGGTCTTTCGCCAGGCCACGAAGTCTGTGGTCTTCGGCTTGTACTCAATCACCCCTGTATCGTAGGCTACAAACACTCCCTTGTATGGCGACTCTGAGTTCGTCCACTCGGTCTTTCCACACGTCTTGAACTGCATCTCTACGTAATCACACTCATCAATATTCGTGCACTCCATCTGCATCTGCATCTGATGATAGTAATCATCGGGGATAGGTGAGTCCTGCGTGAACTTACGGGAGATCGGGCACTTGAATTCCACAAGTTTGCCCCAACGATAATCCATCTTGTCCTTGGTGAGGACAATCCCATCGGGAGACGCACCTAGGAACTTGTACAGGGGATGACTCACACACGTGGTGTCCACGATCTCCGCTCCACCTTGGATGTCACCATAAATCTCCTTGGCCAGCGGCTCAAATTGGGTACCCCACATACACGCCGTCATCATCCCCCCTCCCGAGGGCTTTGGTCCGTCCAGTTTCCGCATCAAGAGTTCTTTCTTTCCTGATGGCGTCGCTGTCTTGAACGCTTTCGTCACTTCTGACGCTGTAATCATTTCAGATCGTTTGGCGTGCCAGGCATCCGTTCGCTGGTCAGCAACGCCGTAGTCTCGGAGGACTTTGAATACCGATCGCCGCCTAGCCCAAACTTTACCCATGTGGGAATCCAGAAGTCGGTATACCTGTGCTTTATAGTTCTTGTAGTGATATCCACGATTCCGACAGATTGCCTTGATTCGGTGGGTGAGGTGCGTACAGGCATCGAGCGGAAGTTCAAAGACATCCATTAGTTTATCCCGAGAGATCTATGAAAAGGTATTCGTTTTACATCCGACGGCGGCGAGTACGACCGCCCTTCTTCGCCTTACGGGTCTTGCGGGGCTTAGGCTTTGATTCCTTCGCCCGAATCGCTGCTTCGAGTGCCGCGACCTTCTCCTCTGCCTGGCGAACAAGTTCGGGTTTCTTTTTGTACATCTCGTGCAGCAGGGTATCCTCCTTACCGCTGACCAGATGCTTTCCCGTGTGAGCAATGTGGACAATATCCTTCGCGATCTTGAGTTCGTGGTGAAGAGCGGATAACGAGGGCATTTGGTTTGTTATGAACCGATATATTTCTACGAGTCGTTTACAGAAAAGGTGTCGGTCATACACAATGACGACCACATCTACAACTGAGATCTCAACGCAGGAAGATTGGGTCCTTCATCGTCTCACCAATTTCTATACCCCCGAACGTCTAACTCTTCTCCGCGATATTCTGGCCAATAAGACGAATATTTCCCTACGTATTCTGGACTGGTTTGTGACCAACTATTCCAAGATGAACAATGTATCCTACATTTCTAAGGCAGGGAAGCATGTGATTGTCTACCTTGCGTACAAGTCGCATCTCAAGGCGTATAGCAAGAAGATGTTTGACCCCTTCTGTCGTCACGCCCGCATTGATTTCCAGGGAGTATCTACCACGGTTGGCCAGCTGAACTTCTTTGCGTGGGCTATGGAGGACGATGTGATTGACTACCTGTTTGAGCACCGCGATGATATTCATGCAGATATGGAAACTAGGATGAATGTGGGGGGAGGAAACGAGGCCAAGAAGGCTGTGGGGGCCGAGCATACTCGCAAGAAGCGACATGAACTGTCCCATTCAGCTACGAAGTCACTCAAGAAACATGACGTAAAAATCATGGTTTCGTTTTCGTAGTGTGAAATAATGTTATCCTTTCACCGCAAGGTTGTGTATCCAGCTGATACAGACATTGCTGATTTTGATTTAGATACAGACGTCGAGGAGTACAACTACGATGGACGTCTAGTGTTTCGCGGAAATCTTGATCCTGCTTATTCGGACGATGAGTTCCAGGTGTACTGGCTGTATGATGACTACAATAAACGAGTCGGTCTGGCCGAACACCACGGAGACAAGGAACATACGTGCTACTGGATTCGCGACAATGTATATTCCACCCTCTTTCAGGAAGATGGGTGGACGTGCCGTGACCGTACGCTCTGGAACATTATGGCTCCTTCTGCCTATGAAGACTGTATGCGCAACGGCTGGACAACTGTTGATTCCCTAAGATCACGCACGTCTCTCACGATTGTTCGCCCCCAAGATGTCCTGGTGTACGAACCCCCCGATGCTCTTTGCATACGATGTGGAAGCAGTCAGGGGAAGGGACATGCTGGATGCCAAATGGAAAAACACGAGCCACGCTACGACGTGTTCTTCACGTTATTTGTTGATGATGATGGTCTGCTTTACGTACCTCCAGCGGATACACGTGCTTACGGTGCTGCACTACCGACCTTACGACGGCCCTTAGCAGCAGGCTTAGGCTCAGAGATCTCTACGATGGGCGTGGGAGCCGTAGGGGCGGGAGCGGGAGCGGGAGCAGGGGCCTCGGACTCCTCCTCATCCTCGCCCTCCTCATCGTCGTCGTCATCGGCGAGTGCGGCCTTAGCACCACCAGACACGGGGACCGGTGCCTCACCATCATCCTCGTCGTCCTTGAACATATCGCGAGCCGTCTGACGCTTGCGCTTGGTGACCTGGACATAGGTCGGCTTCCACGTCAGACCGAAGCCCTGACCGATGACGTAGATGCTGCCGCTCGCCACGATCTTGGCGGCACAGCCCTTCGGGAAGGCATCCTGAAGACCGGACGGCTGGAGAACAATGTCGTTCTCGTCGGCGTCAATCACATCCATGCTGACCTTGCCGTCGTACACGGGCAGCTTGAAACGGAGGGACGGCGGGTACTTGCCGTTCGGGACCCAGCCATCATTCGTCTTGTCCACTGAAACCGACAGGAACTTGTTGAACGAGTCGCGGATGGACTCCTCGCCACGCTTCTTGCCGAACCACTGGGCCGAGTTCGCGACTGCGGCCTGGATCACAGCCTCCTGGAACTCACGGAGGAAGTTGTAGGCCTTGGAGATATCGTCAGACCCTGACGCCACCGCCTGGGCATACGGATCGCAGCCCTGGAGAGACGCCGACATTGTGTACGACGTTGAGAGGCTACCATCCTTGTTCTCATTGTCCTTCGTCAGGCAGCCGCCCGGGAAGGTGAACTGAGGGAAACGGAACTGAACATTCTGCGACTTGTACTTGAACGGAATTGAGACACCACCCTTTGCGTTACGCTTCACGTCGGAGAACTGGATATCGGCGGCATTGATCTTGCAGATGTTGACTACGGCAGGAGCGGACATTTCTTTACTTTGGTTGTGCTTTCCTATTTCCTAGGTTCCGCCTGATCCGTTTTGCCCTCATGTTTCCGTATCGGATCCTTTGCTTTGATTTTCGTATCTTAAACTTGTAATAGGTAGAGAATGAGCTGTTTAGCTTGTAAAAACAAGACATCCACCGACAGATGTGAATCAAAGGCCATAACGAAGCTTGCCTACTGTGGTCGGCATATGCGGTGCAAGAATCCCAATGCGTGGATTGCAACTCGTCCTACTCTCCTACGAGTGCTTATTCGTTTCCAGGGCCGGTGCAGGGGATTTATTGCCCGTATTCCTATTCGTACCGCCGGTCTAGGTGTTCTCAGACGGTCTCTATGTCACAACGATACCGAGATTATAACGATGGAAGGAAAAACCGAAGTTCATCCTCACGACTATTTTTCTGTTGAGGAGGACGGAAAAGTATGGTGGTTTGATCAACGATCAATGTTTCAGTGGTCACAGAAGGAACTGGATATTCGCAATCCGTATACTCGGACACTTCTATCAAAGGATGATACCCGGCGTTTACGCAACTTGTGTATTTACCGCAGGAAACGAGGTATTCCACTTTACCATGAAGGCCAGTATCCTTCTATGACCGTGATTGAGCGTCGTGATAATAAATGGCTCCGTATTGCCCAAATCCTTCGTGAACAGGATCACAATATTCACCATGAGCACTTTATTTCCCTTGATTATCCTCACCTAATGATGATGATCAATACACTCACAGAAGATACGCGGTGGTGGCATTCACACACATCGGATCCGAGCGTGTACAAATACCATAACTGGTTGAAAAATATGAGAAATGTCATGCACACATACGAATCCATGACGCGTCTCAGTTGTGATATTGGAATGCTACTTCTATCAGCTCTCTATGATGTGAATGCACCGGGTGAAATGGCTTACTATGTTATCACAGCCTACAACCGGGCTTCATCAGTGATACTTCCCGAGTTTGATTGAAGTATTACGTGGCTCCCACTGCGAGATTCCAGGAAGGCTTGGACTGCTTCTAAGTCCGCAGGATCAATCTTTAGAATTGTAGAAGCAACCTGCTCCTCCTTCTTTGGTTCTGTGACTACAACTCCGCCATCCTCAATCACCTCTCTAACAGCCTCGGCTTTAACTTCCTCTTCCTTCTCCTCTGCAATCGGTTCAGGAGTTATTGCTCGGCGAACTGGGGGAGGAGGAGCAATATCAATTTTCCGAGAAGAAGCAGGGGGAGGAGGAGACGTCTCTGGTGTAACAGATTCCGGTCTTTCAGCTGGGGTCTCTGTATCAATATGCGGAACCGTTGCTGAAGGAGCGATTCCAACAAGATCCTGTATTTCCTTAGGAACAATCTTATCCTTGATGCTCTGAGGGACCATATCGCTTAGGTTCCTCACGCTGTCTGGAATCTGTATGTTTTTGAGTACGCTCTTGGGATCGTTGACCATCGCGGTCACTGATCCGAGTGGGTCACGCTTGAAATTATCGATTGTGGACTGGGGAATCATACGACGACACCGCTGTGCCCATCCCGCGGGAAGGTACCGTCCGGCCGCCAGAGCTACCGCCACAATAATCAGGGCCAATGTACTTCCAAGCAGTGCGTTCGTGGTTGTCATGTTTGTCCCTTGAACGTCTACCACCACAATGGGGAGGGTGGCGTTCTGAGTAGGGCTGTATGTCGGAGTTGTGGTAGGGAACGCAGTTGTATAAAACTGCGGAGTCGACGTCGCCGACATTGCTGTGCTTATATTATTCACCTGCTGGAAACTTTGAGGAGACGCACTCATCGTAAGTGTTGTAGATGACGTCATACTCATACTCATACTCATACTCATACTAAAACTACCGCTTGGAGATCTACTTGTATGAGAGCTCATAGACGGTGTCACACTAGACGTCTGTGATAGAGTTTCAGTTGGAACCATGGAAGAACTTAAAGTTGCCGATGGGGTAGAAGATAGGGAGATGGTGTCAGTTGAAGATGAAGATGAAGATGAAGATCTAGATGTTGAGAGCGATAGGCTAGTAGATGAAGACGATGATGCTGTAAGAGACGTAGTTAGAGAAGGTGAAGGTGAAGCTGTAGCACTGATAGAAGCAGTAGGGGCGAGTGTTGCAGAAAGAGAAAGGCTTTGGCTTTGGCTTAATGTGGAAGATCCAAACCCTGACGTAGTTGAACTAGAAGATATGGTTATGGAATTGCTGAATGATATGGAAACACTGGACGATGAAGAAGGAGTTCTATTAGGAGATGTCGATGGTGAAACACTGGAAGTGGAACTGGAAGAGGTAGTAGAAGATATACTTGTGCTTTGGGATACAGCAGTTGTTGGTGAAGTGCTAGAACTCGAAGATGCAGTAGCAGAACCGGTTGTGCTTTGAGATACCGCAGTTGTTGGTGTGACACTAGAAGTAGGACTTGGGCTCGTGCTTTCCGATACAGCTGGTGTTACGCTAGAACTAGAACTCTGAGACACTGTGACTATTGGTGACACGCTAAAACTTGGACTCATGCTTTCCGATACAGCTGGTGTTACGCTAGAACTAGAACTCTGAGACACTGTGACTATTGGTGACACGCTAGAACTTGTACTCGTGCTTTCCGATACAGCTGGTGTTACGCTAGAACTAGAGCTCGGGGAGGCAGTTGCAGATACGCTTGTGCTTTGCGATACAGCAATTGTCGGTGAACCGCTCGTGCTTGAACTTGCAGAATCTGTAGCAGATACAGTTGTACTCTCAGACACTGTGTTTGTTGGCGAACCACTGGAGCTCGAAGATGCGGTAGCAGATACAGTTGTGCTCTGAGATACGGCAGTAGTCACACTTGGACTGGATGAAATGGTTCCTGATACACTAGAACTGAGACTCCGAGACATAGATACTGATGGAGAACTGGAAATCGCAGGGCCAGCTCCAACTGACACAAACGCAATATTTGACGACTGATACCAGAATGCCGTAGTGGGATCTGTTTCCCCCACCGTGTAGAACGACCCTGTTGCTTCAGGCATCAGACTGTCCCAGAACCACGGAGATAAACTCGGCACTCCCAAAACAAGGTCTATGATTCCCAGCGTTGCATTGTAGAACGCCAGGACATACTCCACATCTCCTCCAAGAACGTAAGAGGATATAGGGTCAAGATCCGTGAATGTTGCAACTTGCTGAGGATATGTCGGGAAACTCCCTGGAGATACCACGGAAAATGTCTTTGATGCCAAAATACTTGAACCTGGAAAACTTCCTCCAGCCACATCCATGAGAGCAATTGTGAACGTCGCCGTTCCTGCAGCCAAAGGCCAATATTGGAACGAAATCCGGTTAATCCCCATATTCGGGAAAGGATACGGCGTCAAGACGTTTAGGGCCTGGACTGATGTATCAAGTGAATTATGACAGCACCCCGTGAGACTCTGGAACCACGGGAGGTATGGCGTCTGCGTTGGCGATACTGTAGAGGAGACCGACGGAGCTATTGAACGGGTTGTAGACATACTCATCGTCGTAGAGGGAGTTCGCGAAGGAATAAAGATCGTGGATGCAAAAAAGTAGGCACAAAGGGGACTCTGGGTTGTATACGTTGTTGTTTGAGGAGATCCGTATGTGTATACAATCGTTGCGTACCGATTGATTGTGCACCCCCCAGTGTTATCTCCACCGGTGTAGGTGCATGTGCAAGTGGTAGATGTTTGCGTACAGGTCGGATTCGCTCCGATAAACTGTTCGACGGGCGGTGTGAGGTCGTGCGTGACGTTCACCCAGTGTCTTACATGGTATGTAGCGGTGGCATGCACAACCGTAGTCCACACTCCCGTGAAATATGTACGAGCATCCGAGCATACTCCCGTAGATGTAGCAGTTGCTGACACAGACATTGAGCGTGACACGGATGGAGCCCGAGAAGCACTCATACTCCTGGACGTGGTGCGCGAATCGGTCCGACTCCCACTTTCCGACCTAGAACTCGTTCGGTCCGTTGATTCGCTGGCGGACACGCTCCGACTCGCACTGACCGACCTCGAATCCGTTGGGTCTATTGATCCGCTCGCGGATACACTCCTCGATACAGATGTAGACTCAGTCTCCGAAGCCGTCAAACTTGGCGACACCGGAGATTTTGTGAGAGACGGGGTTGGCGTGGGAGAAGGAATGATAGCGGTATACGACATGAAAAACACGGATCCTGAACCGAGATTGATCATGTTAGCACCGATCTGCGATCCGCCAGAATTGTAGAAGGTTACTTGCCATATACCCGTTTGTTCCGTGGTTCCCACCGCGGTTCCCGAAAAGTCCATGTAGTACCATTTGTTGGCGTTCGCACACGAGGGTCGACCGCATGGAGAGTTGTACCATGAGTATCCCGCTGTCGCTACTTGAACAGCTAGATCGCATCCAGACCCACAGCACGCGACTGCAGAGGAAGTTGAGAGACGAGAAGTAGCAGTATTTCCGTCCAGCTGGATAAACGCAGGAAGGGTGTTTGTTCCGTAAATTGCAAATGCAATCTGCTTGACTTTCAAGCCCGTAGCACCGGGAGGGAGGGACTGGCCAAGAATCACGTTCAGGGCACCAGAATCTGTTCCACAACCAAGTGTGGATGCCGAGAACCCGTTCCAGTCGTAATCCACGATCTGTCCGGTCACAAACGAGACCGCCGCGAGAAGTAATGCCCTAAGCATGCTTACCACCTTTGTCTAGAACAAAGACGAAACGCACTGAATAAAAGGACTTAGGGATTTTTAAGATTTTAAGCTCAAAACGAAACTTTTGGCTAGAGGACTTTTTGAAATCCGGCCAAGGGTTGAGTTTCCTGCAAAAGGTTCAAAATTCAAAAATTAGATTCCTGCATACCCCCCCCCCCCCCCCCC